TACGACTTGGGGTGTTTTCTATAAGAACGAAGATTCAGGACCACAACTAATATTATTAGATGCTGTAAAAGATAGATTTGAGTTTCCAGAGTTAAGACGAGTTGCCTTAGATCAGTATGGTTATTGGAAACCTGAAACGGTTATTATTGAGTCAAAAGCTTCTGGATTACCATTAACTTATGAGTTGCGAAAAATAGGTATTCCTGTTATTAATTACACACCCTCAAAAGGCAACGATAAGCATACGAGGGTTAATAGCGTAGCTCCACTATTTGAAAGTGGCTGCATATGGGCGCCCAAAAACCAAGAGTTCGCACAAGAAGTAATTGAAGAGTGCGCAGCCTTCCCTTATGGAGATCACGATGATTTAGTAGACTCTATGACGCAAGCTGTCATGCGCTTTAGACAAGGTGGATTTTTGGAACTTCCTGATGATTACAAGGATGAGCCATTACCACAAAAACAAAGGACGTATTATTAGATGTCACTTATAAAAGCACTATTCATCAATATGGGAAAAGTGGTTCCGTATTTTAAAATGACTCCAGAGTTAGCTAATAAATTACACAGCAACTTAGGAAAGCTAATGCTGTACGTTAAATCTTCTGGAACTAAATTAACTAAGAAGCAACAAGATTACATTATGGATCAAACTAAACAATTAGATCTATATGAAAAATCTATGACCCCTCCTACTCCAAAAGGACCAAAAGCTGAAGTCATCGATCTATCTAAAAAATTACCAGAGGATGCTCCTTATTCAGAAAAAAATCCAACAGGTTGGATGCCAACTGAAAAAGAAAGAGAAGGCATTATGGCTAGTTTAGATATTAATGAAAATTTAGTTAGTGATACGATTAATTTATTAAAAGGAAAAACAGACCCAAAAGACATGCAATCAGAACTTAAAAAAATCATAGGTAGAAAAGGAACTTATGCAGATTATTCTGATGATGAAATTAAAGCTATCTTAAATGGAATTGAAGACGAAACTAAATCAGAAATTAAAAGTTTAAAAACAGCCGAAGAAATTATTGACGAAGGTGACTTTGATCCATCAGGTATGAAAGATGGTGGAAGAATAGGTTATTCAATAGGTGCTGGTGTAAAAGCTTACAGAGGCATTAAAGCTTTAATGGACAAAGTTAATAAAAGATTTGGAAAAGGAACAATTAAAACTGCAGAAGAAATTGATAGACCCGAGAAGGCAAAACTAAAAGAAATGTTTGATGACTTTAATAAAAGATTTAAAGAGAAAACAACAAACACAGAAATAACTTTACCAAGTGGAATTAAAGGTATTATTGATACAACTTACGAACCTAAAATAAAAAAATTTGAAGGTATGTCAAAGATTATTTTAAGTCCAGAAGAGGCTATTAAACTTTCTAAAAAAGAAAAATTAGAAGGAATTGAAAGTTTATTAAGTGGAGAAAAGGTAGCTTTATCAAGAGGTCAAGGAAAAGGTTTAATGGTGAACCACAATGGAAAAATTTTTATTAGAGAGAAAATTCAAGGTCGTCCTAATCCCATCAAAGAAGATGAAAAAGCTATTATAGAAGAGTTTGATTCAATGTTTGATGAAGAACCTGTTCAAATGTCTATGAACGATCTAATTAAATATAGATCTGAAAATCCTGCAGGTAAAGGCAGGTTTACAAAAGCAGAAGCTATCATAGCTAGATTAGAGAACACTATTCAAGGTGCAAAAGACAGTCCAGATGAAACATCCGATTATGTTTTGAAAAACTTTCCTAATATGATTGAAGAGTTAAAAAATAAACCAGAGTTAGCAAACAATGAAAATGTTTGGAAAGAACTTGGTATGACAGGTTTACCAGAAAATCAAAGATTTAAAATTTATGATGATGGCACAGTAGATTTTGAAACTTTAAAACCAACACATACTTTTAAACTTAAAGAAGAAATTAAAAGAAAACTAAACGCTTCAGGCGGTTTAAATTACTTGATGGGGCTATAATGGCTGTAGTATTTGGTTCACCAGAAACATGGGGAATGAAGGTTGATGAATTTATCGATTCAAAAAAACCTGAAATAGTTTCTACTCCTACTCAGCAGTTATTTGGAATACTCGGCAAGAACGGAATGTTTAGAGGCGAGGATCTAGGAACTAGAGAAGGTTTTAAAAGTATTGAACCAAATATAAATGAACGATTTAATCCAGTAACTAAAAAACCCATTGGTTATGTTGTTAGCTCAAGAATAACAGGAGACAGTAAATATTTTGGTTTTGAAAATTATGGCACTAAAGAAGATGCATTAAAAGCAGCACAAGCATTTAAGAAAGAAAATTTAAAGAACGTCCTAACAGATGATCAATATTTAAAATTAAGAAAACAAAATTTAGATAAGACAGCAAGAGAATTTGCTGGTTCATTAGATAATTATGTGACCCTTAAAGGTAAGAAATGGACCAGAGATTTGGTTAAAAACAAAGATAGACAAGTTAAAATTAAGTCCCCACATAAATATGAAAAATTAATTGTAGACCCTAAAATAAAAAATGAAATCTATGAAAAGTATTTAAATAAAGTTGCAGAAGGTCAAAGAGAAGGATCTCTAGTTGGTTTAGGTAGAGAATATTTTCCTGGTCGATCTTCTGACTCTCAAAACAAAATAATTAGAAAAATTTTAAAAGAAAAAGGAGAAGATGTGTCCCAGTACAAAAAAACTGGAACAGGAGAAAAATTTGCTACACAAAAAGTTAGATTAGAAAAATTAAAGCAAGGTGCTAAACTTGCTGGTTCAAAAGCTAAATATTTATCAGATGAAATAATACTAGATATAAAAGCTATGAACAAAGAAGTTGCAGATATGCCGTTAGAGATTATCTCTAAAAATAAAAAATATATTGATTCAATGAGAGTAAATGCAACTATGGAAAATTTATCAAAAGGACAAATACCTTTTGACAAGTATAGTGAATTATCTGATTTACAATTAGCTCAAAAAATTAAAGATAGAGCAAAAGCAAATAAATTTTTTGATGTAGAGCATATTTCTAGTGTTAGAGGTCAAAAAAGAAATATTTATTATCCAAACAATATTCAAATGGCACCTGGACAATTTGGTTCTTTGATGGAAAATTTTAAAAGAATTGCTAGAGAACAACCTGACAATCCTGTTTTATCAAAAGTAGATAAAGTTTTATCTGATTATAATTTAACAGTAAGAGATCCTGTGTCTAAAGTTAGATTAGGAAATAAAGCTGTTATTGAAGTAGCGGATGGAGTATCAAATATAGTTAAGAGTAATTTTGAAGCTCTTGGAACTCCTTTTAAAAAACAAATAGTATCAAAACCTGCAAAGGCTAGAGGGCTAAGTGGTCCAACCCTTGGTATGAACCTAGGACTAGGAAAAAAACTTTTAACTGCTTTAGAAGTTTTAGGAACGCCAGCAGCCGCATTAGCTTTTGCTGGTTCAGAAATTAAAAGAGGATTAGACGAAGGTAAAACTCCTTTTGAGGCTACTACTGATCCTAATGTTGGTGTAAGTTTACTTGCACCAGGTGTTGCATCAAGACTTAATCCAGGATTATTAAAAGGTGTTTTAGGTTTAGGAAAAGCTGCAAGATTTTTTACACCAACAGGACTTGCATTACTAACAGCAGGACAAGCAAAAGATTTTTATGATCAATATCAAAATCTTCAAGCATTAAAAGAAACAGATCCACAAGCTTATGAAGCTTTCATGAGTCAAAGAGTTAGTGAAGAAATATCTCCAGAACAACAAACTGAAATAGAAGAAATGGGAAGAGAAGGAGCAATGAAGGGCGGTATAATGCGACTAGGTTTCAAAGATGGTCCAAAAGATCCTTCAAAAAGAAAATTTATAAAAGTAGGTGCAGGTATTTTAGGGGCATTACCTTTTGGTGTTACTAAATTATTTAAATCACCTACGGTTCAAAAAGGAATGGAAGCTGCAGCACCCGCAGTTGAAAAAGGTTGGTCTTGGATAAAAGATAATTTTTGGGACGTTTACAATGTAGTTAAAAATAAAGGTGCTCTAACTGACATTGGTAAAAAAGGAAAAGAAGTAAGATCTCATAAAGGCATTGATGTTGTAGAGGATCCTACCACAATAAGAGTAAGATATAACACTGATAAGGGTAATACTGCAGAAACTGTTTATGTAAAACCATCTAGAGAAATTGATCCTGAGACTGGTGAATCCATAGAAATACCTGGAGATTTTGAAGAATACCAAACAGTTTGGAAAATGTATGGTGATGAACCTGTTAAAGATTTTGAAGAAGAAATAATAGATAGTCTAGATAATGTTAAAAAAATATTCAGTAAAGACTAAGCTTACAACAACTATACCCCCTAAATCAGGGCCGCAGCCTCAAGGCTTGAATATTACCTATAATACTGTTAAGAGTGTTAAACTGGAGAAAATAAATGGCAGAAATCGACAAGTCTTTACCAAACGTAGAGCAGGAAATAACATTACCTAGCGAACAGGAAATTGCAGAAGATCAATTAGAAGATCAACAAGAAGTAGCCGAAGCTGGTGAACCTGTTGAGATTACTGAAAATGAAGATGGGTCAGTTGACATCAATTATGATCCAGCAATAGCTGCAGTTGAAGGTGAACAAAATCATTATACAAACTTAGCAGAACATTTACCTGATGATATTCTTGGAAGATTAGGAACTACACTTTATCAAAATTATCAAGATTACAAAACTTCAAGAAAAGATTGGGAACAATCTTACAAAGAAGGTTTAGATCTTTTAGGATTTAAATACGACAATCGAACAGAACCTTTTCAAGGTGCATCTGGTGCAACGCATCCAGTATTAGCTGAAGCCGTAACTCAGTTTCAAGCTTTAGCATACAAAGAATTATTACCAGCAGATGGACCAGTAAGAACTCAAGTTCTTGGAATGCCTACTCCAGAAAAAACACAACAAGCAAGTCGTGTAAAAGATTTTATGAACTATCAAATTATGGAACAGATGAAAGATTATGAACCAGACTTTGATCAAATGTTATTTTATTTACCACTAGCAGGATCATCATTTAAAAAAGTTTATTATGATGAGGTAGAACAACAAGCTGTTTCTAAGTTTGTGCCTGCAGATGATTTGATCGTTCCGTATTCAGCTACCTCATTAGATGATGCGGAATCAATCATCCACATTTTAAAAATTTCTGAAAATGACTTACGTAAACAACAAGTTGCTGGATTCTACAGAGACATAGAATTAAAACCATCAACAGTAACTGAATCGGAAGTTGAACAGAAAGAACGTGAATTAGAAGGACAAACAAAAGGTCGTGAAGAAGATATATTTAATATATTAGAGTTTCATACTAACTTAGATCTAGAAGGATACGAAGATGTTAATTTAGAAACAGGAGAACCAACTGGAATAAAATTACCTTACATTGTAACCATTGAAGAAAATTCTAGGGAGATATTATCTATTAGAAGAAATTATGAAATAGGTGATCCTAAGAAAAACAAAATTCAATACTTTGTACACTTTAAATTTTTACCAGGACTTGGTTTTTATGGTTTTGGTTTAATACATATGATTGGTGGTTTATCAAGAACTGCTACAACTGCATTAAGACAATTAATTGATGCAGGAACACTTTCTAACCTACCTGCTGGATTTAAACAGCGTGGAATAAGAATTAGAGACGATGCACAATCCATTCAACCTGGAGAATTTAGAGACGTAGATGCACCAGGTGGAAACATTCGGGATGCATTTATGATGTTACCTTTCAAGGAACCATCTCAAACTCTCTTAGCACTTATGGGCGTCGTGGTACAAGCTGGTCAGCGTTTCGCATCTATAGCTGATCTTCAAGTAGGTGAGGGTAATCAACAAGCGGCAGTGGGCACGACCGTTGCGCTTTTAGAAAGAGGATCAAGGACGATGTCTGCGATCCACAAAAGAATTTATGCAGCTTTAAAACAAGAATTTAAACTACTCGCTAGAGTATTTAAATTATATCTACCACAAGAATATCCATACGATGTCATTGGAGGACAGCGTGTAATCAAACAAGCTGACTTTGATGATCGGGTAGATATATTGCCAGTTGCAGATCCAAATATATTTTCTCAAACACAGCGTATTTCCCTTGCGCAAACGGAACTGCAATTGGCAGCTTCTAATCCAATGATTCATAATCAATATGAAGTTTACAGAAATATGTATGAAGCATTAGGCGTAAAAGATATTGATAAGATTTTAATTCGACCACAACCCCCTCAACCAAAGGACCCTGCTTTAGAACACATCGATGCTTTAGCAGGGAAACCGTTCCAAGCATTTCCAGGTCAAGATCATAGAGCGCACATTACTGCTCACTTGAATTTTATGGCAACGAATATGGCAAGGAATGCTCCTGTTGTTATGGCTGCATTAGAGAAAAATTGTTTTGAACACATTTCACTAATGGCTCAAGAACAAGTTGAGATAGAATTTAGAAATGAAATGCAACAGATTGCTATGATTCAACAAAACCCACAAGCAATGCAAGATCCAAACATTCAAATGCAAATAAGAATGGTGTCAGAAAAAATTGAAGCAAGAAAAGCACAATTGATTGCTGATATGATGGGTGAATTTATGGAAGAAGAGAAAAAAATTACTTCACAATTTGACAATGATCCTATTGCTAAACTTAGAGCAAGAGAATTAGACTTACAAGCACAAGAAAATGATAGAAAACGTAAGGCTGATGAAGAGAGAGGCAACATAGATCGTATGAAGGCAATGATGAATCAAGCTACACAACAACAAAAACTTGATCAGAATGAAGAATTAGCACAACTAAGAGCTAATACGTCGTTAGAAAAAACTGTTTTAGCGGCGCAACTTAAAAAAGGACAATAAAATGAGAAAAAAAATGACAAAAGCAGACAAAAAGGTTAAAACTGTTATGAAAGAGTTCAAAAAAGGTGAACTCAACATTGGTAAAAGCTCTAAAAAAGTGAAAAGTCGTAAACAAGCGATTGCGATAGCACTTTCTGAAGCAGGTAAAAGCAAAAAAAGAGGAAAAAATGAAAAAAAATACATCTAAAAAATCAGTTAAGGTAGAAAATAAAATGCCTATGGATGTTGAAATGACAAAACCAAATGAATCTCAAAAAGAGATGGTTAAAGGTCAAGGAAAAATCCTAACTGAGAAAAAAAGATCAGCAACTTGGTACTAAGTTATGATTCCTTGGGGATTATTTGG